GCGTAGCATTTGTCATCTCCAACGCCCTGCCAATCCCTGTCACTGTAAAGGCAGCGAACCAAACAGCCAACATTCCGTCCATCGCCGCAAACTCGACAGGCTGGGTGTTCTGCGACGGCACGACTTATAGCCACGTCATCGACACAGCCGCAATCGCGCAGGCAGTCACCACGCCTATGACAACCGCAGGCGACATGATGTATAAGGAAGGCGTGACGACAGCGGCAACCGTGCAGCATACCGTTCACGTTCGCAACTATGGCACGGAAAGCTACTACTACATTAAGCCCCAAGCCCATGACGCGAGCGGCTTCCATAGTGGCTTCGACAAATCCCCAACGCTCCCCATGCAACCCGGCGTTACCTACATCTTCGACGTATCGGACGCATCGAACGCGGGCCACATCTTCTCGTTCTCGACTACCGCCGATGGTACACACGCTTCTGGTGCCGACTTGGCCTCGTTCGACGCGACTAGCACAGTTCACGTCACCCGCTCTGGCACTGAAGGTGCTTCCGGCGCGACAGTCACAGTCGCAATGCCCGCCACCCCGAACGTCGCAACTCTACATTACTACTCTCGCGGTACAGACAGCGCGACGTTCGACACCAAACTCCTTGGCGGTCAGATCAACGTACTCACCAGCACCGCAGTAACCCGCCTGCCCATCGGCGGCTACGGCAACACCCTCGGCATAGACAAGTACACAGGCCAACCAATTTGGAACGACTGGGGTGCGAACGAAAACCGCAAGGTAGCTTCGCTATCCCGTGATACAACAGGGATTTGGTCTGGTGGTAAATACAGACTGAGCAACTACATCACAGGCTCAACAGGATCGGCGGGTGACGCCAGCTACATTTACGCCAGCGATGTAGGCACATGGGACATGACCCCGAATGGCTGGGGAAGCCAAGAACACAGTTCAGCTATCGTCTACAATCGCGGCAAATTGGAAGGCGCGAATTGGGGCTACGCCACCGAGGGGCAGAACGGCAAATATTACAATGGCGATAGCATGTGGGAGATCAACGGCTACGCCAAAAACGGAATAGGCCAAGGCGGGCACAGAAAGAACGATGATAATACAGAGTTCAGTGACGTTATCCAAGTCGTCAATCTGTACTCAATCTCCATGCACCTTCTCGCAAACGGCGACGTTTACGTGACGGGTCACGGCGACGAAGGCCAGCAAGCTGACGGTGCGAACACTGACCGCCAATATTTTCACAAAGTAAACCTTCCTTCAAGCGCGGGTCGTGTACGCAAAATCGTGAGCGATAATTGCAGCGGTGCGGGTGTATCCGTTAGCCTGATGGTGCTGATGGAGGACGGCGACCTTTATAGCTGGGGGTACGGTGTCAACGGGCAACTCGGACTTGGTAATGTGACCAACTACAACACGGTTCAGAAAGTCACCGCGTTCGACAAAAACGTAAAATCCATCAGCGTTGGCAGCGGCGACTACGGCCACTGTATGGTAATCACGAACGACAATAAACTCTACTCTTGGGGCTATAACGGCTACGGTCAATGTGGTCGCGGCAACACGACCACAATCCACAGCACCCCGACTGAAATCACCATATCTGGTCAAATCCCAGTCAAAGTACAGTGTTGCAGCGAAGGCAGCTACGGCACTTCACACGTACTCATGCGGTCAGGTCGCGTCTACGCAGTTGGCCGTAACAATTATGGTCAGCTAGGCAACGGCAACACAACGGATCAAAGCACATTTGTTCAAATGGGCGGTGGCCTCGGCGTTGATGCCAACAAACACGTAATCGACATATTCCCTCGCGGCGGGTACGGCTCTAACGTCTGGTTCCTCTTAGAAGATGGGTCAATGTACGCATGTGGCGAGAACGCTGTCGGCGTCCAAGGCAGGGGCAACGCGACAGCAAACATTTCCACTCCCTCTGCTACCAGCGCAGAACTTACTTGGGTGTCGGAAATCATCGCGCCTCACGGCGATAGTGGCGGCTATTACCAGACTATGTTCATCGTCCACAAATCCAAAGCGGATCGTATCGCCCGCAAAAACGGTTGGATTTATATGACAGGTTATGCGGGTTATCAGATCGGCTTCTACGACTACCAATCGCCTATATCCTCGCCCATGTGTCCCGCCCTGCCAAATGGCGTGAACGGCACAATCGTACAGGGTTCGTGCAGCGGCAAAATGGGGTTCAGTTCGGGAACGACAGTCGCTTGGCAAGTGTTAGATAAGTACGGCGATATGTATAATTGGGGCAACGACAGTTCTCAGCACCTCGGCGGCGAAGGCAACCGCTACATTCCCGTCAAGCGCACTCAGTAGGAGAGAAAACAATGGCATACGATACCTCGGCATCAAAGATATATAGCGTCCCAGTAGAAGGCTGGGGCAACCCGACTTGGGTGGGTGGCAATGTACGCAGCCTGCTCCAATGGGACGGAAAGTTCTACTACAGCGTACTCGACAGCTACGCCACGGCGTTCAAAGCCTCAGTCGAGGGCGAGGTAGTCGTCACAAACAAGTATGTTCTGCAACAGATCGCAGAGCGTTCCCCAAAAATCATGTCTGACGCGACTAACAAAGCCGCGCTGGGTGTCAACGAGGGAAGCAACGCGGCGGCAATAGCCGCCGACAAGGCGACATACGAAGCCGCCTAAAAGGAAACAGCATGGCCGAGGTCACGACGTACAGATTGTCCAAACCAGAGATCGAAGCCATGCTGCAAGAAGCGGCCCAGCAAGGTGCGCGTGAAGCACTGACCCGGATAGGCTTGTCAGACGACAACGCCCCGCACGACGTAAGAGAACTGCGCCAGCTAATCGACGGCTGGCGCGACATCAAATCAACGGCCCTCAAGACGATAGTGCGGTGGTGCATACTTGCTATCCTCGGCATCTTGTCTGTCGGCGCATATGTGACATTAGGTAAATGACAGACAAACAAAGACAAGTCGCAATAGACACAATGCTTAAGTCGAAGGGCTGGCAAGTCGTGCAAGAGGAGATGGAGAAATCCATCTTACAAGCTGCTTACCAACTCTGTGACGGGCCAGCTATGTCTATAGAAGAAGTGCATTTTCGTCGCGGTTCCATGTGGGCCGCTAGAAAATTTATCGACCTCCCCGAAGTAGTCAGCCAAATCCTGAATAATAATATCTTGATGGACGCTGCCCACTTAGGCGAGCTTAAAGAGAGCGCCACGGCCCTCTAAACATATATCCCGCTACGGCTGGAAAGGACAGAAAATGGCAGAACAAGACGACGCAATGATTGCGGCACTATCAGCACAACAACTCGGCGCAGCACCAGCCCCAAATGGGCAACCAGCCCCTGTACCAGCAGGCCCACCAATGGGCGCAGCCCCAATGGGCGCACCAGCAGGCCCGCCGCCCGAAAGCCCCCCGACTATCGGAGAGCAAGCGCAAGAGAAGCTGGCCCCTGAAACCGAAGGCGACCGCCAGCAAGAGGAAGCCTTTATCCAGGTCGATATGGGCGACGGTCGCAAGCAGACTATGTCCTCATCGCAAATCGCTGGCATGTCTAACCGCTACAAAGACTTGAACCATAAGAACGCGACCCGCTTCAAGCCTATGGAACCCGCGCTTCAATTGATCGAAAGCGTTATGGCGAACGCCAAGCAGGCTGGTCACGACGTATCTGGCACCGACATGGCCCAGTTCCTACAAGCCAGCATCGAAGCCTATACTAAAAACCCAGTTATGGGCGACCAAAAGGACGTGACGCCGGATCGACCAGACCGCAGCCAAGCCGCGATGGAAGCAGAAGACGAGCTATCAGCTTGGGAAAATGCTAACGCCGTGAAGCTGCCGCCGATGTATCGTCAGGGCATGCAGCTTATCAATCAGCTACAGGGCGAGAACGGCCAGATGCGCGAGATGATGCAGGGTCTAATTGCACAGGCGCAGGGTGTGTCAGAAGAAGCAGGGCAAGCCTTAAACACTGCGAACAACCGATCAAACGACGCATACAAGCAGCAGGCGGTGAACAACCTGAACCAAATGCAGCAGTCACTTGGCTTCCCAGATGACGCTGACAACGACTTCTTTAACTTCGCGTATGGTCGCGGGTACACGGAAGACGACTTCCTTGACCCCGAACTCACTATGAAAATTGGCCAAGACTTTGCAGCCAACCGCAGCCAGCCAGAGATGGAAAGACTACGCGCTCTAAACGAACGCCGCCAAGCCTTCACTGGCTCGGTTAGCCCAATGCCTTCTGGCGGCGGTGCGGGTGGCATGAAGTCTAGCCCCGACCAAGGGTTTATGGACGCGGTCACGGCGCAAGCCATGCAGAAGCGAGGTCTGGCGTAATGACTGAACTGACTAAGGCTCAAGAAGCCAAGCTGAAAGCACACAAGGCCAAGGGTGAGCACAGCGCAAAGCATATGAAGACAATGCGTACCAATATGATATTCGGTAAGTCTTTTAATGCAGCGCACTTAATCGCTAAAAAGGCTGACAAGAAAAAATAGTATAGGGGGGGACGACAAGCCCCCCTCATTTCTGATTTAATACTCAAGACAGGCAAAGTTCGCGCCACGGCCCGAACGCCTATCGACATAGGTACGACAAGTCTTATCGCTGTAGCCGCAAGACTGTTCTCTGCCCCCAAACCCACGTAACCACTTTATTGATGGAGATATAGCTATGACTGCTATCTCAGGACTACGCGGAACAGGTCAGTTTACAACCGACTTCCGCCCCACGAATTACCGCGAGCTTTTTACTCTGCTTGAACCAAACGGCAGCGCCCCTTTGCAAGCATTGCTGTCTATGACAGGTTCCGAAAGCACGGATGACCCTAAATACAACCACTACCGCGACGAACTCCCAGATCGTAAGCTGCAAGTGAACGGTGCTGTCGCATCGACCTCGACTGCCGCCTTCGTTGTGGACGCCGCTGATGATGAAACCTTCGTCGTGCCGGGAACCATTCTCGTCAACGTCGATACTGGCGAAGTCATGCGTGCGACTGCCGCTCCAACAGGCGGTCACTCAATCGCGGTTGAGCGTAACATTGGTGGCACTTCTCACCAAATCGCTGACAACGCTAATGTTATCATTGGTGGATTTGCGGATACAGAGGGCGGATCAGCCCCGACTGCGATCAGTTTCGACCCGACTATGGATTTCAACTTTACGCAAATCTTTAAGTCGAGTGTTCAGATCACAGGTACTTTGCAGAACACCTACTTGCGTACAGGTGACAAAGAGCAAGAGCAGCTTACCAAAGCGTTGAAGATGCACATGAGCGATATTGAACGCGCCATGTTCTTCGGCAAGCGTGCAGAGGTAAATGCTACTACTGCTTCACCACTTCGTTTCACGGGCGGTCTGCGTAGCAGCATCACTTCCGTAACGGATGGTGCGTCATACGGTGCTACCAACCACACAATCACGGAGAAAGAATTTGATCGTCTATTGATCGAAAACATTTTTGCGTATGGTGGCTCTGAAAAGGTAGCGTTCTGTGGTGCTCGCGTGATCTCCAACCTTATGGAGATTGGCAAGAACCGCTGGCAGCCAACACAAATCGACAACGCATATGGGGTATCGCTTGCGCGTTACACTACATACGCTGGCGACCTGTTGGTCTACATGCACCCAATGTTCCGTCAGGTTCCGACAATGGACAAAGAGATGATCATTCTCGACATGAACGAAATCAAATATCGTTACATGCAGGGACGTGACACCCAGTTGATCCGTGACATCCAAGCGCCCGACTTCGACGGCGTGAAGCATATGTATCAGACTGAGTGCGGCCTCGAAATGCTACAGACAAAAGTGCATCATCGGATCAAAGGTTGGAACGCCGTCTAACGGGGACGAACCAATCTTATAAAAATTGTAGAATGGGGCTGTAAGAATTTGCAGCCCCTTTCTCTTGGAGAACCCATGTCAGAACTAGACGCTAAAAACGCGGCGAAGAATAAGGCCGTAACCAACAAAGCCAAGCAAGTCATATCCAATAAGCGGGCAATACGTGACAGAGTATTGTTTGTTTCTAAGGACGTAGAGCTTACCCCGTTTCCAATCACCGCAGTCGGTGTGGAGATACGCCCGCAGTGGTGTGAAGAACGCGAGTACCTAACGTGGTCGGTCCCTACAGAAATAGCTGAACGCTTTGCAATGCACGAATTTGTAGTTCAAGGGCGCATATTGAGGGACAAAGACTAATGGCACCACGGGTCTACGATAGCGCAACGATTACTGGCGTATTGCCAGTAAACGATGAGCCTCGTCATTCTGACAAGGACGGCAAATCAGTCGTTGGCGCGTTAGACCTACGCTCGTCCATTGACGCCAAGTCTGCGAACACGGCAGACGTAGCTTGGCGCGAAGACGCGCAGGGGCGCGAGAAGCGTAACCGTTTCTCCGGCAACAACCCGCACCTCAATTCTCCGTACTCAAACCTCGAAGCCTTGGTGATGCAATCCCTTCGTCGATACGGCGACATGCACCCTGGCACAGTCGATGGCGAAGTGATGATGATGTTCATCGAATTTGCCAACCTCGTTATCGAAGATTTGCGGGGCCACCCATATTGGGACAACCCAGAAATCAACTACTACACGCACCCCTCTGAGGTCATGCCGATCCCTGATAACATCATGGTTAGTGGCTTGCTTTATCACTACGCAGTGCAGCAGCAGTCGAACAAGATTGAAGCCTACGGCCCGATGTATTTCAAGATGATGAACCGCGTCTTGTACCACCGCAAGTATGGCTCTGGCAAAATCGAAGTCAGCCCGTGGGACGTATCCCAGAGGCCGACTGGCACCCAGTCTTACAACACGGGGAGATAGCGAGTGTCTACGACTTACGCGCCCAGTGGAGTAAAGGTTAAAGTTTACCCATATGAAGACTTCCAAGGCATCGACGCTAGTCGAGACATTGGTGCGCTCGACACGGGTAAGAAGCAGCATATGTTCCGCATCCAAGACGGCTATGCCGACTGGCGCGGCACAATGGTTCGCGACCCCGGAGCGGTTAGTCGCAGCGAAACCAACAAATACATTAAGCACCTTAACTTCTTTGGCCGAGACTTAGCCGTCTGGGCGCAAATAGATGGCGGCGGAACTACCCTCAAGTCTGAGCGTGGTCACATAAAGCCAGAGGTTTACCCAATATCCGCAGTCGTTACATCCACCATCTTTAACAACAAGGTCGTCTTCGCTTCCCGCGACTACGGCATGTATCAGTACGACGGCTTTAAGTGGGGCGACATTACAGCGAACAGCGACCCCCGCCCTGCTTTCTGCGTTTCGATCCAACGCCGACTAGCAATCGCAGGCATGCCCGGAAAACGTACAGTCATAGACTTTAGTCGTGTGGACGCCGAAGACATCTTTACGTTTGACGAAGACGCTACTTCCTCATCCGTACTAAAAGGCGCTGATATCGACGTGGGAAATATCATCGGCACCGCTGATGAGATAAAAGGTCTGGGCGTATTCGAGAACACCCGTTTGGCGGTGTTTACAAACGACAGGACCGTAGCCTACGACATCCATCCCGACTTCACACAGTGGCAGATCGTGGACAAGATGAACGTCAACATCGGCTGCATCTCACACAACACGATTAAGAACGCTGGATCAGATTTAATGTTCTGTTCACGCGATGGCGTCCACTCGCTTCGCCGCTCAGAAACAAACGGTGTGACGCTCTACACCATCCCAATGTCAAACAAGATCGACTTGACCTATCGCAAGCTACTGAGCCACGTCGATAACCACGAAACAATCAGCGCGTTCTTTGACCAAGACGAAGGCCAGTACCATATATTCTTCCCGTTCTCCAATCAGATAACCAAGAGACTAACGCTATCTCTAAACCCGATGAAGGGTGGCGAAAGCAAATGGTCAACTGGTGAGTTTCTAAACGCCTCATGCGGCAGGCAGCTTGGCGGCGTAACTTTGATCGGAACCCCCGGAGGTATCTGGAACAGAAGCCACGTCGAAGACTTGGTAACGCACAGCCCCGAAATGATCGTCGATACACCAATCTTATGGCAGGGCGCGATCAACGACACCAAAGAGAGCTACAGCTTTATCTTGCAAGCGACAGGGAAAGGCGAGTTACAGATTGAAGCCTTTGACGAACGAGGTCGCTACCTCTCAGCAATGCAGTTCCTTATCGAAGGCGACGGCGCAGAAAACAAATTCCCAGACGTTCCGCTCAACAGACAATACGAGCGCAAGTTTGAGCACAGATATCGAGGCGTTCAGTTTCGTTTCACCACTAAAGGCAAGGGGCTGTTGAAAATCATCGGCTTCGCCGTGACCGTTAGGAGTTAGAAAATGGCACGACTTAGACAGCAGCACCCCCAGAATTACGTGAACTCTGGCAACATTCACACGGACTTTGAGAACGTCATTAGATACCTCAATACAGCCGAGCTTGGAGACAAGACGCTTGCGGAATTGATGGCTACCATCTTTAACGAGCAAGGTGTGTTTGACGGTCCTGTTCAAATGCGCCTAGACGCCACGGCGGGCATCCAATACCGCATCGGACAATACGCTGGTGCGGAAACGGGCTGGGTAACAATCGCAGATGTGTCTACTTTCCGAGGAACAGCAGGCGCATCGGTCGGTAACGTCGAGGGTCCATTCTTCTTTGGCCGTGCCGACATCCTGATTGGTGGAGCCTTGACTGCTCTTAGCGTAACCGCTGGTGGCGCGAACTACGCAACCGTTCCAACGGTCACAGTTTCAGCACCCCAAGAAACTACAGGCACGACGGCGACTGCAACCGCAACGATTTCTGGCGGGGCAGTTACGGCAATTACATTAGTAGGCGCTGGGTCTGGATACACAGCCGCACCGACAGTCACCATCACAGGTGGTAGTGGATCGGGTGCAACTGCGACAGGTGCAGTCGGCGCAGCCAATAGTGTGCTGGCCTATTCGTTCGACCCCTCTACAGAAAACATTGTGGTGTATCGCAACGGCTTGCTTCTGCACGATACGACGACTGCAAGCACCGCAGCCCAGTACACATTCAACGCGACTGCCAACACGATCACTCTTGCGACAGCAAGCCCAGCCGTAGCTCTTGGTGACAAGATCAGCGTCTACTCAATTCGCGCTCAGTCGGTCACGAACTTCCGTCGTGTCGATAACGAAATCTCTGGCTCGACTACACTGGTGTCGTTCGTTCACACCGACGACGAGAAAATCCTAGTCTGGCGAAACGGTATCCTTCAGCAGCCCGGAGGCAGCGCAGATTATCTGTCTTCGTCCACCTCTGACACAATCACGTTCGTCGATACTTCAAACCAGCTAACTACTGGCGACAAAGTCACGATTATGACTGTAGAGAACCAGTCATTAAAAACCGTGGCTGGCATGATGTTCGAGGACGAATACACCAATGCGTCGGGCTTCATCAACTTTGGAAAGATCGCGGTACTCGACAACGAAATTCCACAGTCGAAAGTTAGCGCCTTGGCAACCACTCTGGTTAATAAAGCTAACATTGTTTACCAGCAGGCTACCCCGACTAGCCCGCAGACGGGCGACTTGTGGCTAGATACTTCTCTCGCCCCAGCTATCCTGAAATTCTACGAAGGAACGCAATGGTTAGAGACTTCGCCGGAAAGCTCTCTGCCTACGTTTGTGCAGACGAACGCTAACCAATACGTGCGCGTGAACGGCACAGGCACAGGCTTGCAATACGGCGACATCGACTTCTCGTCCGTCGTACCCAAGACTTACATGGGCGCAGCTAACGGCGTGGCTACGCTGGACAGTTCAGGCAACCTTCCCGTCACGCAGCTCCCCGAAACATTCTCGACTGTTTCGATCCCGTTTTTCTCTGTTCACGAAGACAGCAGCGCGAACATTGGCAACAAGACTTACTACCTGTCACGCATCTGGAAACAGACAATTCGCATAGACGGCATAGCGTACAAGCTATCGTCTGGCACTTGCACCCTACAGCTATCCGTCGATGGCACGGCAGTGGGCGGCACGTTCTCTGCGACTAGCAGCTTGCAGTCGGACAACATTGCGACGGTTATTGAGATTGACGGTACAGTCGCTTCTAAACGCATAGAACTTATCGTGACCAACAACTCATCAGGCCAGAGCCTAGAAGTCGTAGTCGCGGCAGCAACAGTCAACGTGTAAGGAGAAGTATCATGGCAGGTTATTTCAATAAGCCCGATGAAAAAATGAGAACTGTCGGCTTGGAAGGATTGGGCGCTTTCCTTAAAGGCAAGATACCAAAGAACGCTGGCCTAGACCGAGAAGAAATAGTGCGCCTGTTCAACCGCAACATGGCGCACAGGGGGCAAGCTGCTAATCGTCCAGAAGATCACCAAGCCGCATTGGACGCGGGCAAGTCTCCCGTGCAAAGCCAGTTCCCAAGGGGAATTTTGGACTTTGGGACTGGCACCCCTCCTGACACGTCCTTGCCTGAGATGTTTGGCACGGCTCGCGACCCAGACAGCTTTGACCGCGACGACTTAGAGCGCAATGACCGCATGCACGACAACGCTATGCGCGGTGGCGACGACACGTTGTCGTACACTGAGAGCGGCGATATTGTCATTCCTAGAAAAGCAGCGGAAGCAAACCCCGCACTTGCTATGGCCGCAATGAAAGTTCTCGAAGACATGGGGGCGAACCCTGCCCAGTACGTCGCAGGCTCACCCGAAGGCAGCTACAACCCAGAAACGGGCGCACAAGAATTTGCATGGTACGACGATATTTTTAAGTACGGTTCAATGGGCCTAGATAAAATCGCCAATAGCACTTACGGCCAAGCCGCGATGTCTGGCCTTGGTTCCGCAGCCGCGTCTAAATACCTCTTTGGGCAAGACACCAAGACTGCACTTTATACAGGTGCAGGGTCGGCTCTTGGCTATGGCGTAGGTAACTATTTGCAAAA